TGGTTGGTAAACATATCTAAAACCCTCTTTAGTTGTAAAGGTTTGTTTAAAAAGGTTAGTCCATCCTAGTATAGACAATATTGAGATTATAATTATGCTCATTTGTTTTGCTTTCTTAATTTGTTATAAATGCTTTCCATTCGTTCTTTAGCTGTGGCTCTATGTATTCCTGTGTGGTCTGAGAATAGTTTTATACTTAGGTTTCTTTTTACTATTTCTTCGACCCAAATACGCTCCATTTCATCTAACTGTTTAACTTGCTCTAGGTACTCCTTGTAAACATTGTTACTAATGTACGGAATATCTTTTAACTTTAAGTAGTCTAGCTCAGTAGATTCTTGCAGAACATTGTCAAAATGCAAACGGTTAAACTCAGAACCCGACAAGTGAAACATCTTATAAGCTACCACGAAAATAAAGCCATCTATCTTATTAAGGTTGCTAGGTAGCTCATGAGTCAAAAAATATATGTTTACTTCCTGAGATAAGTCTTTCCAAATGTCAGAATGCTTACAAATATTCTTACAAGCAGTTTCTATTACTTGCCTCTTTTCTTTTATAAACTCCTCGTTCACGTTTGTAAATATAGTAATTTTTTTTGTCTTATATTTTTGATAACGTAATTACTAGGTTTAGGTTTCTTTAGGCTCATTCTTTTTTATTAAAATATCTCCTAACTAAATACCCTCTTAATACACTAGCTATAAAAAAAACAAAAGTAATTATTACATTTTGCGATATGGTTACTGGAATATCTAACAAAGGGTATATTATTATTTGAATAATAAAAGAGGTAACTAACCCTATTACGGTATTAGCTACGCTCTCTATTATACTGTGCTTCTTAGATTGCATTAAGATACTTTTGTCATTGGCTCAGTTTCCCATGCTTTTGAAAACTCCTTATCTGCAAATAATTCTGTTAAACCCGATATTTGAGCTAATCTTAAAACTTCGTCAGCATCCATTCCTAATTCTTTAGATATTTTTTTATCAGACCAGTTTCTTTTTTTAAGGTCAACTACAATATCGCTCATGCTTTCAACTCCATGCTTACCTCTAGCTCTGTTATGTCTTATTGTAGATGCTACCCTATCGTTAAGTCCTTTTTGACTTTCTCTTATTGTAACTACAGGTAAATATCCATGTACTCTTTTTTGAATATCTTCACATTCTTTACCTACTCTATTTCTGTGAAAGCCATCAATAACCTCTCTTGTATCTTCTCCATCTTTCATACTTACTATTGGCTGTGTATAGCCATCACTCGCTATAGATAATCTTAATAACTCCATTTCGGGAGGAGCTACACTATTAGGATTGTAATCGTTCGCGTGTACAGTATCATTCTTTACCCAAAGAACACAATCTACTGGCTCTGTATTAAATGGACTTTCGTTATGTAGCATCTTCTTAAATTCATTAATTATATGAACCTTGTTGTCTAATGACGAATATCTTAATGCTCTAATATCGTTTTGAGCATTACTTAAAATCTTTTCTTCTAATTCTGTTAATTTCATAATCTTAGTTTTTTGCGTTTAAAAATTTATCTTCTGTTCTTTGTTTTTTCTTTAATTCTAGATATTTTTTATATGCTGCTGTTTTGTGCTGAGTAAATCCTAACCCTTTACACCAAAAATCATTTCTTAATAAAGACTTACATATCCTTCTCCATGATGGCACTATTTTTTTGCCCTCTAATAAATAAGGAGCTTCATCAGGAATACCTAGCGCATACCCTCTATCCTCCCACCATGTTATAAATGTATATATCTTATTTAAAAAATGTTCTTTAGTTACGTCTGGAATACTATTTAAAAATAACATACTAAAAGACTCCCATGTGTGGTGGTCAGGTTTTGTTATTTTATTATACCCAGTTATTGAGCCGCTTTCATTTATGTATAAAGCTCCTGAATTAGCTCCGTTAACTCTTGCAACAACTTTCGCCCATGTTTCAGGCTCTATTAAATGGAATAACCATAAACCCCTTCTTTGGTCATCTCCGTATGGTTGGCAAATTCTTTGTTGATGTATTCCTAAACCTGCCTTATGCATAAGTTCATAAAGTTCATTATATCTCTTTTTTGGATTCCTTGCATGATATATCCAAATATCTTCTGTTCTCCAGTCGTAAACAGGATAAACATTAAATACATTATCAGTTACCTTAGTTGTATACTGTTTTGAATCATAGGTTATTTTAGAATCACTAGCTATTGTTCTGTATCTATTTAAACTTTCATCTGTTCTTATACCAACTAAACAAGCTGTTAATTCTCCTTGAGAATACCACTCTCCAAATTCAGGAACAAACTCCTCAAATTCCATTCCTCTAGTAAAAAATGGAAAGTAATTTTCATCACTTATAGAGTTATCAGGAAGCTCCCTTATCCAGTCTTTTTTCTTTTCTTTATCCCAACACATCCAAAATGGCTCATATACTGAAACTGCATTTCTTAAATGAATCGGTAAACATATCCAATACAAATCTATTAAATGTTCATATTCTTTTATACATTCTTTTATGTGGTCTATAGTTAGTTTGTATTGACCTTCTAAATCAACAATCATTACAGCAATCTTTTGATTTCTTTTTTTTGCCTCATCCATTGCTAAGTGTAGCATAACTGTAGAGTCTTTACCTGCACTAAAAGAAACGTATATTTTTTTAAAATTATCAAAAGTGTATTTAATCCTGTCCTTAGCTGCTTCAAGAACTGTTTTATCTATATAATATTTAGGCATAGCTGTATTTTTTTATTGTTATTATTCCAGTTATCTATAACATTTTTAGCTATGTTATTTGACCTTTCTTTAACTTCGTCAGTTAAATGACTCCATGCCTCCATTGTAACAGTTGAAGGAACTCTTGCATACAAGCAGCAAGCTCCTTGACCTATATAAGCTATCTTATTCATAGATGGATTAGTTAAGTTTTGTTCGCATGAATATTTCCAAGTTTCAATAACTTTATTCATATACTTTTTAGTTAAGATTTCATCATTAAACATTTCTATAGATTTGAGTAACATAGCATCTTTATCTGACCCTGTACAATTATTATAGAACCCATGCTTATAATCTTCCCATAGTGTATATGGGTGGTAAACTCTTTTAATGTTTGGTTTTTCGTTCATAGTTTTAATTTTAGTTTATGTCTGCAATTTTAAATAGAATATTTTACTCTACCTAATTTTTTTATAGCTTTTTTATTTTATCCTTATAAATTACTTTCATTTCGATTAACATAAGCAGTAAACCCTAGAGCTTTTAATTCTTTTATTCTATACTCCTGTAGTTTAGATACTACTCCCTTAGCTGCTTTCACTTCTATAAATATAGGTTCTTCTCCTTTCTTTAATGCTAGTAGGTCTGGAATGCCTGACTTATTAGTTTTAATTAAGTTCAAAACATAATACCCCCTGCTTTCAAAATCCTTAATTATCTTTCTTTGGTATTTCGATTCTAACATCTTTTATAAAGGTTTGAGTTGTATAATTCTTTTTATTCATTACAGCCTTGTATATTTTATCTTCTATACCTCCAATACTGAACAGCCAATATACAATATTATTACTTCTCTTTATCGTTGTCATTCTATCTCTAGCTTGCCAGTAACTAACTGCACTAAAATCTATATTGTACATGATAATAAAATCTGCTTTAGATAAGTTAGTCCCTTCCCTTCCGCTTACAATCTGTAAAGCTATATGTTTATCCGTTGTATTAAACTCCTCTATATCCTGAGTGACATCTAGCACAGACTTAATAGCGTTCAGCTCCTCCTTAAATTTATAAAATATAGCTAGTTTTTTGCCTTCAAAGTTCTTTTTAATATACTCAGCTTTTGAATAGTCAATAACTTTACTATTACCACTTTCAAATTTAACCGTACCACTATAAAGCTGATGTAGTTTACTCATTAATTTTACTCCAGTATCTGCAAGCAATACCTCGTCTTTGCCTTCAACTACTAAATCCTTTTTAAGTCTGTTAGCTAATTTAATAGTGCTTTCTTTTATTGGTACTCTTAGTATTTTCTCTTGAATATTAGAATTGAATCCCGCTTCTTTTTGCGTATAAGTTAAGAGCAAAGGTTTAATATATTCTTTAATCTTTGAGTAGTCTACAATAGAATAGTCTTTAGCTTCTCCGTATGACGTGTAAATAGTTGCAGGAGTTCCTAATACTTTGTGCCAATTATAGAAGCTCCTGAACGCTCTAAACGGTGTTTTGTGGCTTACATATAATTGGTGGTATATCTGAGCGTTTGACTCAGGTAACAACGTTCCAGTCATTAGAATCAAATCCTTTGTTATGTGCTTAGATAATTCTTTGACTCTCTTAGAAGGCTTAGGATACGCTCCTAGTCCATGACTCTCATCTGCTATAACTAAGTCGAATCTTCCATTAATTTTATGTAAAGATTCGTAATTAATAACTGTTAAGTTATAGTTATGTCCTGCTGCTTTATAGTCTGATTCAATACTTGAGATAGCTTTTTTCTTAGTTACAAACAAAACATTGTTGTAGTTTCTACCTATATCTAAAGCTATATGAGTCTTGCCTGTCCTTACTTCAAAGTTTAGAATCAATATGCCCTTTTTTCTCAGTATATCAAAACCATCTTTTGAGGCTTTCTTTTGGTATTCTCTTAGCTCAAACATTATTCTTTACTGTTATGCTTTCGCTTTCCTTTAATGCTTTAAGTAGTGCCTCGTTAAGAGTTGCAAATTTAATATACTTCCCTTTGCACGTCATTACTTTTACTTGTTTTATTAGTAGGTCATTTTTACCATATTCATTCTCTACTAATTCCATTCTGCTTATTTCAAATTTCATAATCTTAAAATATATCTTCGTTATTATCTTCCCACTTTGTGGATTCGTCTATCATTTCAAAATACCTAGCACTATCCCTTCTTTTATCTAAAGTGTACCCTTTTAAGTTGCACCATTTTTGAACCCATAATAAAAAAGCTCTGCCTGATAGGTTAGTAAATTCTTTGTACTCCTTTACAAACTCCTCTTTCTTTTCTATGTTATAGTATTTTACATTTGGTTTTAAGTTACCGTCCTCTATCCAGTCGTAAAAATCTTTGCCTGTAGATTGTATAAATCTTTTCACATCTGCATTAATAGAAACTGTATTAGTCAATCCATTAATTAAAAACTTTTGAAGGTTGTTAATCATGTAATTGTCAAAACTAATCCATTCGTTAGAGTTCCACTCATCAAATAACAGCTTACCATATTCATCTAGTGGAGTATGATTACCGTTAAAGAATTGATTAAATTCTATTTCGTGCCTCCTCCTATCGTGTGAATTACCAGCGCCATCTATTACGTAGTTAGTAGTTATTATAACTTTAGGCGAGCGTTCAAATGGAATGAATATTTCATCTTTGTTTTTTCTATTTACTGTTATCCCTTCTGTAATTAAGCTAAATAAGTTCTCAAAATTAAAATTCTTTTTAACATCATCAAATGCTAATGTCTGAGTGTCAATATCTACCCTTTGATAAACAAAGTCTGAGCGCGAAGGGTCAAAACTTTTACCATCTATCTTAACTACTTTTTTAAAGTAACCTATTGCAGTTAGCATTAAACTCTTTCCACTTCCTCCATTTGGGTCATCGTTTATCTCTTGGTCGTTTAATATTATAGCTTTTTGGTCTGTCTTATCTTTAAAGGAGTGCATTAAATAACCTATCGTATTTTCTAGTGAGTCCCTTCTATCCTTGTTATTATCTGAAACTTTAGAAACTAAGTCTTTAAAATCGTTATTAATATCTTTACTCTTGTTAAAATCTCTTTTTATTATTTGGTTTTCCCAAATGTAACCATCTATATCTACGTAGTCAATTAACTCTATACTGTTTTTAGTTACCTCAACTACTCCATTAGAATAATATATAAACGAATTGTCTTTTGTGTCCTGTAACATTCTTAAATCAATACTATCTAGCATATTCAGATAAGAATCTTTAAAGAACTTTACAGAGCTAGTGAGATAGTTCCAAACATCCCACAGCTTTAAATCTTCTACGTAGTCCAGTATAAAGTCTTTCATTTTTTCTACGCTAGAATTAGAAACTATATTAGATTTCACTCTAACAAATATCGGAGTTTCTGACTTCTCAGCATAGTACTTAAAGAATCCTTTAGACTGTAGGAATATTTTAAAGTCTGCATTGTTAATGTTTACTTTTGTTACTCCTTGCTTATTAACGGATATACTCCAAAAGTTCTCTATAGTTTCTTTTATCTCAGATATTATCTTCTCCGCTTCTAATGGCTGCACTCTTTTTAATAGCTCCTCCTTTACTTCTATTTTGCTCACTCCGTTAGATAGCTTTCTCTTTACATCTATTATAGCTTTTGCATCTTCAAAATACTTTGTTTTAAAATCTCCTACCTTAGAGTATGCGCTTCTGTTTATATTAGTTACTTCATTAATCTTATTAGATAGATTAAATTGAGTTATCATGTAATCAATAGAGGTAGACTGATGTACCCCATAAGTATTAAAAGCAGAAGCTAAAATAAACAAATTGTTATTTATTTGTCCTTCTATTATTCCGTATTTTGACTCCCACCATTTCATAACTAAAGATATTATTCTAGCTTCATCGTTTACTGGAATAGTCGGCACTCTTTCAATATAGTTATATCCTTCTTTTACTTCTATTTTATCCCAAAGCTCAGAATCTTTATTAATATAAATATCACTATCAAAAGATTCATAGCATATCCTGCTAACATTTTTATTTGCAGCATCAAAATACTTACTATCGAAATGCTTTTTTAACTCATTAAAATAAAGAGGATGTTCTTCTTTTGTGCATTTAGGTATTTTAACTAATGCTTTTAAACCATTACCTGAAGGAGAAATAAAAACAGAATAGATATACTTATCTTTTTTTAATAGTTCCTTCTGTTCTTTTAAAACCTTTTTACTTTCAAAGTTATCAAAATCTAAAACACAATATCCTGAATGACTAACTAAGCTATTGTCATTCCTAGAGCTGAACTCTCCATTAAACAAAACACAAATACATTTCTCTTTTAGTTTGTTTCTTTTCTCTTTGTTAGATTCCTTTCTAATCTTCTGAATAAGCTCTTTAGACTTTCCTATCTTTACTCTTTCCAGAGCTTGGTCTATTGTAATGTAGAAAGCTACTCCTTTAGAATCAAATAAACTTTTATAAACTGTTATTTTTTCCATATTATTTAAAATAAAAAATCCCTATCAAAGTAGCCACATAGGAAGGGCATTCTAAGATAAGGATTTTTAACAATGTTTTGTGATTTCCTATGTCACTTGAAGCACAAAGATAATACTTTTTTTAACATAAAATACTTTCCGCGCTTTATTTTTATTTACGTCGATTCATTTTTTAAAGTGACGTGCCTACATCCTTTGCTATCATTAGCTTTTTAAATATTTACGTCACTTCGTCGATAGATTTGCAGAAAAAAATATTTTAGTTGTAACTTTCACTTTATGAAAATCTCTCATAGGCAAAAAAAAGTGACGAAGCGCGGATTTGTAGGAAACATAGGGTCTAAGAGTACGACGATAAAAAAAGGGGACTCAATTAAGAACCCCCTTTTCTACTATACCCATTAGCTAAAAATAAATCTATCACCTTCCTAAAAGGGTAAATCGCTTTCCTCCTCAGCTTGTACAGGCGCTTTCTCTGTAGTCTGAGAATCGTCTTTTGTACATCTCCAAGACTGCAACGTTGTGAAATATTTACCTTTCCATTCATTTGTTGATACGTTAAATTTTACGCTTACCTTATTACCTACTACGTTATACTTTTTAAACTGCTCTACCTTCTCCTGAGAGAATACTTCAAAAGCATATAAGTTGTTATACGTCTGGTCTGTTTCTACTAAGTAGGTTAGCTTTTGCCATGGCGTGCCATCCTTACCAGTTCCTGTTACTGTTTCTCCTATTTTGGTTAGAGTTCCTTTTATTTCTAAATCCATAATTTAATTTTTAATTGGTTACAAATATACTAATTTTTATCTATATAAATCCATTAACTTAGTACATAGTTCATTGTGATAGTTTCTGTATTCTTTATCTACTTCTATCAATCCTTTTATTTTACTAATAGAGTGGATAGCTGTAGCATGGTCTAGGTCGAATACTTGCCCTATTTCTGTCAGGGTTATTCTTCTAACTTCGCGCCTTAAAAAGTATGCAGTAAATTGCTTAGCTCTTATTATCTGAGCTTGCCTGTTCTTTACTTTAATCTTTTCTAGTGGCACATCAAAATAGGCAAATATTATCCTGCAAATATTGTCAATGTGTTTATCATGATTCAAATACATTTGTTTATGTTTTCTGTAGACTTCCTCGTCTACTGTTCTTAAATAGGCTTTAATTCCTTTGTCTGTTAAATAGTGCGCTTGGTACATATGTAAATAAATTTATATCTGTGTCGATTAATATTAGTTTTCTGTTAAAGTGTTTCTCTAGCCATTTGCCCTGAGTATTATACCAGTCTAATGCTTCTCGTTTAGTTCTGTAATACCTACTATACTCCTCTAAATTTCCGCTACTATTATAGACTTTATAAATGTAGGGTTTATCTCTGTCCTCCTTTCTCATTCGCTTAGTATTAGTTGTTTGTTTAGTATCGAATCTCTATACTCAATATAGAACTTACCGCATTCAATTACTCGCTCCATTATCTCCTGCTCTTTATCTGTGTCTCTTTCAAAACTAATAGTAGTAACTCTTAGGAATGGGTCGTGTTTATCTACTTTGTGAATGTCTAAGTTATCCCAGTCTTTAAGTAAGTAGTCTGGAGTTGATACCATGCAGTAGGCGAGTTCTGCTTTAGGCTTATCGTATAGCCACATGTATCCACGTAGCTGCATTTCATAGTCTTTGTTATTAATGTCATCTACAGCAGCGGGAAAAGTTTCTAGCGACCAACTTGTTTTAATATCGATTATCTTATCCCCTGTATTAATATCGCACTCGCCAGTTATAAACTCATTCTCTAACCTTTCTGTGTTTTTTAAGTATAGAGTATTGTGTACTTCGTTATAAAGGTCTATACTCGTATCTTCCATGTCTATACCTTTAGTCAAGTATTTACTATCTATTGTAGTTCTGTAACCGAATAAATCTTCTTTTACTAATTCTTTTATGTAGGTCTTGCAACCTGCTGACAATGTTTCACTTTTCTTACGTGGGTTTGTCATAATCTTTCCTAGTGCTGAGCTTCTAATTTTCATAGTTATTTGTTTTTAGTGTAATAGTTTTCTAATTCAAAAGCGTGGCTTTTCTCCATTAGTTCTATTCGTTCGTCTAAAGCAGCTACAATACGCTTGTAAGTTTCTATTGTGCTTTCTAAGACAATGATTCTTTTATCTGCTGTTTCCAGTTCGTTTCTTAATATCGTTTCCATGTTATTTAGTTTTTAATTCGTTATACTTAGCTATCTGAATGTCGGTAATAATGTACTTATCTTTTAAGTCTTTAGCATCTGTACCTTTTAGCTTTTCTCCCTGAGCGTGTTTAGCTGTGAATGTTACTTTGCCTACTGGCTTAGTTTCTTGAGTTCCGCAGGCATCTACATCCTTGTCTGTAATAAGTCCCAAAATAGTAGAGAGGCTGTAGCGACGTAAATATGTTATACCACTCCCCAAAGTTTGATAGTCATTCATTCCTTTTAAGCTAACCTGTGGAATATCTGAGCTGCTTTGTATTTGCTCTCCGCTTTCTACATGATAAACTGTAGTAACTAAACTACGTGCGTCTAAGTTTTGGTAGAACCCTAAGCCATGTTTTTTTAATAGTGGTTTAATTACTTTGAAAATTGAGTTGAGGTTTGAATAAGTATAATTAAATCCTTTTGTTTCCTCGTGGATAGTCGGCACTTCATTCTGAAATTCCGATAATGCTTTTAGTAAGTTTTTCATTTGTTTTGGTTTTTAGCTTTGTTAATTTGTTTCTGTTCTTGAGCTTCGCGCTCTGTTGCGTGGTGTGAAATGTCTTTAATTGTATAAGTACCATTATCCCAAAAGTCCGTAGTAAATACTTCGTAAAGGTCTTTATGTACTTTTTGCATCTCATGTAGTGAGTGAGTTAGTTTTCTTTTCATTAGTTAAATTTTATTTGTTTAGCCATTAATAAAGCTCCTACCAATATGTAAGCGTACTCGTGTCCTTCTCTTTTGTACTTATCTTTAAAGGTTCTAATCATAGCCTCAATAGATTCGCATTGAGACTCTGTTTTTACTGATGCAATACTTTTGCAAATTTTGTTGAATGATGTTTCCATAGTGTTATAGTTTTAAAGTTTTCAACAATATTAAATTAAAGTTTTCGAATAAAAAAATTTTTAAGTACTTATTTTTAATTAGGCACAAAAAAAAGAGCTAACAAATTAATGTTAACTCTCTTTCCAAACTAAACTAAACTACGAAAGGACAAATATAATACTATTATTCTAATTGCTGTTTTTTATTTCTATTTCTTTTGCACGTTCTAGTATGTAACTATCTACCTCTAGGTCTGCATTAGTATACATTCTTGCCATCTCTTCGAAGCTATACATTATATCGTGGGGGTCTGCAATAGGAAAGTAAGTACTGTACTCTATTTCGTTATCTGAAAGCTCTATCCTTGTCATTTAAAATAATGTGTTAATCGTGCTATTTGTCCGTTCTCTTTGTGGTGGATAAATCCTTCAATCGCCTGTTTTGAGATATACCCTTTTGTATTGTGCCAGCTATCGCTAGGACTAGGACTTCTCAGGCTCTCTACAGTTACACCGATATAATCTTTTGAGTTCTTATGGTGTACGTGATGCGTATATACATATCGGTAATCCGTTTCACTCCAGAGGATAGGTCTTTCTGTAGCCATCAATAATGGTAGGTCTTGGTTCTTTGCTCCATCTCCATGAGTAGTGCCTATTAAGTTCTTATGATATTTAAAGTATTTCCTATGGCTTATGCTACAATCAAAAGTAATATTCTTACAATGTCTGAAATGGGTTTTAATTACATCAGCTAAAAAGAATCCTGTCATATAATCGTGGTTACTAGGATTGAATGTAAAGTGTACATCTGCTATTTGTATTAGCTGCTCAATTACCTCAACATATAACTTCTTAGCATCTAAGAAATTCTCATACCACATTCCATCTTGGTCTTGATGAGTCCCAGCACTTGTACTACTTTTGGTGTTATCGGTGTGCAGTATATCGTTACCTGCTATGAAGTTAATCATATCAATATTAAAGCCGCTAGACTTATCTAAGATACCTTGTACGCCCTCCTTAACTTGTTTAACTGCTATCTGACTATTATAGTCTTTGCCTGTTTCTAATATAGAGCATAGTTTACCTACGTGAATATCTGCAGGGTCTAATACCAACAAATGCCCATCGTTAGATTTAGCTCTTTTTATAGTTGGGTAGTTTGGGGAGTATTGTTCAAGCTCTTTAATTAAGTCCTCAGCAAACTTGTTTTTCTCCTCAGTCTTAAAGTTTGGGTTCTTAAAGAATAAACTAGATTTGTCTGTCTTGAGCCATCCATGTTTTACGTCATCTGGATTAATACCTGCTGCAATGCTTTCCTCTTTTATTCGTCTGTACTTTTGGATTAAATCAAACTCGTCATCTTTTAGTCTTAGTCGTTTAGTATTTCTGTTTTGCATAGTTTTTAATTTGCGTAAATATACTAAATTTTAAGCTACATAATTTCTACGTAAAATAACAAAGAATAAAGCAGCCAATAAGACTATTAGAATAATGTTAAATCTGTTGTCCTTTTCAATTACTTTAATCTTATCTACTGGAATAAATACCTCTCTAATTATAGTATCTCCTTTGCATTCTACCTCGTGATATATCTCTTGTCTTAGAGTGTCATAAAAGTACCTTAGAAAGACTTTCTCATTGTTTACTACTGTTATACTATCGTGCCTATAGAAAGTCGCTGTAGTGTCGTGTATGTAGCTTTCTATTATAACAGTATCAACTACCTTAATAGTATCTTTAATTACTAAGCCATGTTTATAAGCATAGTTTTCTACTCTCTTTACTTTACGGTTAAGTCTATTTTGTGGATTGCAGGAGGTTAGAAATATAAGTATAAGTAGTAACCCTTTCACTTTCTTAACTTAGCTACAGCATCAACTACAGCCTGACCTCCTATGTATATCATTGCTACATCTACCCAGTCATTAGAAGCTATCATTCCAAAACCAACAAAGAAACTAGCGACTATAAAAACGCTTAATTTCTTACTAATAAAATACCCTAAAAATTTATCTATCTTACCTTTCATAATTAATCTATTTGAAAATGTGCGCCATCCTTTTTCCAAAGGTCATAACCCCAATTAAGAATTATGCCATAGTCGGAGGCTGTTTGTATTAAGTGTCTTGCAATAGGTTCTAGGTACTTCATATCCCAACTAGCTTGTTTATCTACATAAGCATAGATGTCGAAAGCCTTGCCTGTCATGTGATAGCTTTTAAGAGTCCAAGTTATTCTGCTCTTATCTGGTCTACCTTCTAAATTAGTTATGCCCTTTTCTATTAACTCCTCAGTAGTTCGACCTCTAGCATAAAGCTCCTCCTGTCTGCGAAAGGTTCTAAAACCTCCATCTCTAGGGATGCCAAAATCATAAGGACTATTCTTTATGCCCTCCTCTAGTATCTTTATAAGAATAGGAGATACATATTCTAACCTGTCTAAACTCCTACTGCTGAATCTATACATTAAATCTTTAATTCGTGAATAGCTGTTATAATTCTTAGCTCCATTGCTTGCATCTTGCCAGTAATATCAGTTATAGATGTGTCAGACTTTTCTCTGTTTTCTTTGACTTCGTCTTTTAAAGAGTCTAGTCTTTTATGGAGTACTTTAATGTTCTCCTCTGAAGTTTTTTCTCTTTGACTAAGCAAACTAACCGAGCCTTTTATTTTAAACCAAAAAGCAAAAGCTCCACCTGCTGCACATCCTATACTTATCAAAGCATTTAATCCTAATGTTATCCCTTCTTCACCCATTCTATTTATTGTTTAAATTGTTTCTATTGGTTCGCTCCATTCAGGAGTAGACATTAATTCTAATATCGCGTGGTGGTCGTAAGTTCCTACTGGAATAACCGAAGCATCTGTTATAAAAGTTGGTGTATAACCCTCTTGCCATTTGATTACAAATTCTGTATTATCTAAACTCTTTCTTACCGTACTTACAGATGTTTCTCCTACTTGTGCAAAGTCAATTAATCCAATGTCTGAAAGGTTGATTACTGCGTATGTTCTTTCCTTGTGCATATTAAGGTACATTTGTAGAGTAAGCTACTCCGTTTATTAAAGTTCCATTATTTCCTCCACTTCCGCTATCTATTGCAGTTGTTCCCATTCCTTCTTCAAATCTCCACCATCCTAAAGGAGAAAGGCTTGTTAAGTCTGTTGGTGTGCCTCCGTTGTAGATGTCTGCTGGGTTAATTGTATTTGTATCCCAACAAGCTACCTCGTCTATGTTGCCAAGAAAGCCAAAACCACCGCTAGCATTCGTACCTATTGTGTCAAGTGTTGTATTAATGACTGTCCCTAGACCCGTCCTAGTTTGCATTGATACACCATTTAAAAATAGCTCTAAAGAATTACCGCTCCTCTGCCAACAAATATTTATCCAATTAGTAGTATCGTTTAAAATTGTTGCTATTGGAGAATTACTAAATGTATATTGCGTAGTCCCCACTTTAAAATATAGAATGTTACTAGTTGCTATGTAAGAAAGCCACGCAAAGCTATTAGCACTTGAACCTAGATAAATTTCA